GTATTAGATAACCATGACAATCCACTTATTTCATCCTCACCCAATACATCTTTTAAGTTAACTGTATTTCCAAAAAAGGTAACTCTATAAGATCTAGGTTTACCATTCTCTAGATCCACACCCTCTAATCTAATCTTACCATCTTTGAATGGAATTGTATTTAATTCAATCTTAGCACTTATCTTTTTCCTAGCATCAAATGTATAACCTTGAGATATATTAAATCTATAATAGTGTTTAAAGATCTTATTATTTGTATCACTTGCTGGTAAATTAAAAGGTTTTGTGAAATCAGTAAACACCTTTGACACATCTCTAATGTCTTGGATTGTTTCAGTTAGACTTACACTCTCATCATCAAATAACTCTACTCTTTGATTGTTTATATAAAGTTGAAATTTGCTCATTATCTAATACTATTAATCTCATCATATGCATATTCCATATCAATGGTGTAATTTACTAATCTATCATTTGTTTTGGTCCTTTTAGTTAATGAATTTGTCAACACATTCATAGGAAAATATGTAGATCCTATTTTTGCCCAAACTAATTCACTTAACATTAATTGTTTTATTGTTTCATATTGTCCTTGATCTATATAACCTGTGTTTAATGTGATCACCTCATTACCTTGTTTATTATATACATATTTTTGATGATCATATCTAGAGTATGTAGTGTTTGCACTTGCCAACATACTTTCATAACTCTCTTGGTTTGTACTTAATGCAATTGTTGATTTTTTATTAAAATGAAATTCTTGTATTGCACCAAACTTGTTTACAAATAAAACTTGAATTATATCAAATATAGGTTCACATATTCTTTCAATTGTTATAGTCAAACCACCAACTACAACACTAGTGTCACTAGTTGATACAGTATGATATGCAACCCCATTACTAGATCCATCCTCATATGGAATATATGCATTTGTATTCTCTGGAATATACATAGTGGTTGCACTTTGTAATAATTGGCCATTTGATAATGTGTGGTTTTTTCCCTCTGTAAAATATGAGTAACCATCAAATCCATATAATGTATATAATTCTTGTTCTGATCCTATTGGTGTGTCAGGTGTTCCAGCAGCAGAGTTTGATGCTCTAGTAACTTTGTTATTTGCATAAAAATCTAATGTCAAATCAGCTTGGACCACTAAGCTATTTTTTGTGGTTGATGAATATGGCATAGTTCCATCAAAAGTAATATCTAAGAAATCTCTAATTAATTCACTTACCTCAAATGATACTGCATCTGATCCTGTGTCTTTTGATATTACATATTGATCAACACTATTAATTTGTATGGTTAAATCAGCTGATCCTACTGTTTGACTAGCTGTGTGTTCTATAAAGTATGGTGATCTTAAATTTATTAAACTCATGATTTCAATGTAAATTTTAAAAAGTTGTCTATGTCTAATTCATATTTATCTATGAACTCTTGTGGCATTTTCTTATAAGCTTGTTCAAATGCACCTGAGAAAAAGTATGATGGTTTGAATCCTTTTTTAAATATAGATCTAGCAATAGCAAATGTTAATGATTGTCTATTTTGGAATCTACCCTTTGCATCTCTTGGTGCTATGCCTTTTCTTACAACCCATTTATCTAGTTTTTTAGGTGGTGGCATCTTAGACTTAAAGCTATATGTTTCTAATCCATATTTTCTTTTGCCATATTTAGTTTCTTTACCATCAACCCCAGCATCTACAAATTGTCCATATCCATTCATAAAAAACTCTAAGCTAAATGAATTAGGCATTGTTTTATAATCATACCCAATGGATCTAATTAGTTGACCACTAGCTTTATGTTTCTTTGCATTCTTTTTAGCTAATGTGACTACATTCTTAGCAAATGTTTTTAGGATCTTTATTGTTTCATCTAATTTCATTAGCAATTATATATGTCATTAAATATTTCAACTGTAAATGATGTGGACCACCCTGCTAACACATTTTCAAACCTATCAAAAAATGGTTCACATGTAGGATCCCCCACTAATTGATAACCATCTGCATATAATTCACCTGATCTTAGTCTTGAAACTAATCTATTTGAAACTGCAAGTTGAGTATTCAATATGTCTTGAGTGTTAGTGTTACCTGTGAATAGATCCTCACTATATTCTTTTTTAGTGTCTATTTGTTCCATTGTTAAAATGGTGAAACTAAATTGTAATGTTTTTTCTGCATTAGTACAACTCTCAATTATAATATGTGCTAATGGAAACATTGTTTGTTTTTGTAGATCAATATCTGTTATGTCACCAAAAGTACATGTGGTGATGTTTGGATTTGACAACAATTCATTTTTGATTGTATCAATAACTAAATAAAAACCTCTTATTCCTTTATCTGCCATTTGTTCTTTTCATTTTTTGTTGTTCAACTATTGCTTTTTCATTTATATATTCTAAATACATTAAGACTTTGTGTAATCTAAGTTCTGAGATATGTTCAAACTTTGTAACATCCCCTTGAGATGCATGGTAAAATGATGAATACCATCCCCATTTCTTATTGAACCCTGCCTCACTAGAGAATCCTGATCCAGAATCCCCCTGTGTAAATAGTCCATCATAACTTGACTCAACTCTTTTCCTAAATTCAACAAAAAAAAAACTGATCCTAATGCTATGTCTAATGGCATGTCCTTCATTGTATCATTCAACTCACCACTATATTCCTTAATGTTATACCTGTGTCTAACTTTTATATCAATAGGCCTATATAAGATGCACATTGCCTCATGCATTTTAGACCAATCACCTAATGTTGTATCTAGATCCACAAATTCACCAAATGAAATCTCATCCAAATTAGGAATGAAACCATATACTTGGTTGTTTAATGTAAATGTTTTAGTAAACTTTGGATCCTGATCAAACATAGTAGTTAATGTAGATGTAACATCCTCAACATCAACCCACCTCATTTTCATTACATATTTTAGATCAACACCACAAAATATTTCAATCATTTTTTGAGCAATAAATAAATGATCCTCATTGTTCTCTAAGATCTTTAAATATTTTTGATATTGTCCTAGTGTTATTTCCCTTAAATTATCTGGGATCTTAATTTCTAATTCCATACTTATATAATACTTTTTCTAAAACTTTTTGTGAAAAATAGTGATAAATCCAAATAATAGTATTATATTGCAACATAAAGAAAAACACCTTATGGAAAAACTTACATATTTACAAATACTCTACTTGTCTAGGACATTACCAGAGTATGATAGAAAAAAACTAGCATCCTTAATAGTTGCTGATCTACTTAACCCAATTCCAATGCATGACATAGCTGAGGATCTTAATGATCTAGCTTTTAAAAAGCAGCAAGCTTTTGATGTAGCAGAGGAATGTGATGAAATTGATCAAATATTTAGAAACATAAATCCTAAATCTAAGTAATATGAAAATAGATATAAAATCAAACACATCACTATACATTGAGATCAATGGTCACACATACTACATTGATGATTCTACAAATGAACAAATCATGAGTGTATGGAAAACTAGAAAAAACAAAAAAAACAAATCATGAAAGATCTAAAAGAATTACAAAAATATTTCAACCTACCAATTTGGTTGATAACCTTATTGCTATGGATTGGTGCATGTGGACTAGTCATCCTTATGGCACTAGTAGATTCATGGTAATGTATTTTTCATATTTAATTGGTTAGTTTTAGGGGATCACTTTTGGTCCCCTTTTTTATTTGATTGCATACTTTCCAAAGTTAGCCCTACCAAGTTTATGGACCACACTGTATCTTAGACTATCTGCAAAATGGTTATTTAGATCTAAAGGTTTATTTGTTGGATTTCCATTCCTATCCTCTACATACTTATAACTCTCTAATTCTTTTATTGCATTAGGACTATCTTTTGTCACATGTAATTTGTATCTCCTGATCAGGTCAATACCATAATTGATCTCATATTTCTTTTTGCCTTTTATGTTCCATCCCATTCTATATATTTCCTCTATTGATTTTGGTTCACTAGAATCTGCAAAGATCTCATCCCTTTTATCTAATCCTAATTGTTCAAATCTCATTGCCAGATCCTGATTTGTTAAACCATGTTCATATAGTAACTCTTTGCAATACATGTTAGATCCATCTACATATGTAACACACAGAGATGAGGGATCAGAGGCAAATCCAAAATCTAGGCCATGTGATAATAGCTTAGCACTCTCTGGGATCTCATCAACTATATTGAATTTAAACACTAGAGATCTATTCCTACCTCTTAATCCAAGTCCATAAACTCTCCAATATTCAGGATCAGTT